GCATTGAGTATTGGCCGATTAAACCTCTCCTCCGGCGTCATCTGCTCCGGCTTCGTCACATCCCGCTCCATGGCGCTGCCTCCCGGCATGACCGTGCCTTCGGTAGCGGTCGTCGGCGTCTCCTGGGTAGGAGTGATTGGTTGAGGAATCTCTTCTTGTGGCATCCCCATTTCTTTTGCTAGGGCGTTGCGCTGACGAATTTTCTCCTGCGCAACAGTGATCTCATTAGGCGTCATGTCACGACGAGTCGCAAACACCTTGTTGCTTTTGGCATCCACAATGCCGTCCACTTCTAGCACGGTCAATTCTGTCGGCATTCCAGGCGTTGACTGATCGTATTCGCTAAGAATGGCGACATTCTCGCCATCGACTATCTTGTCTCCCAGTTTTTTTCCGCTCGCCGTTTGAGTTGCTTTTGGTTTGGGAGCGTTGCGTGCCGCGCCTTCGGGGGTTTCCAGCGTCGGGGCTGGTGGCGCTGTGACACCAAGAGTTTCGGCAGTTGGAACTGGCAACTCAACAGGCGCAGTGGCTGACGTTCTTTTTGCGTATAAATCGCGTAGGCTTCTCTCTTGATTTGCCTCTGTAAATCTGGCGTTTCTTTCAGCCACGTATTTGTTCCATTCCTCATCCTTACGCTTACTTTCATCCGTCGGAACAAAGGTAGGACTGCGTGGTCGCCGTGGCGGGTCTGGGAAATTATCCTCTAAATAATTATCAAGTTCTTTGTCACTTATGTCGCGAAACTTAGGATTTAGAGGTGGTAGATTTGGAGATGGCGAATCTGAGATTGGTGTTTCTACGGTAGGAACAACAGTTGGAACTGGCAATCCAGCAGGCGCTTGGAGTTCTGCGGCAGCTTGAGCTTGGGCAGCTTGTTCCTGGGCCAGCATTTGAGCAGCTTTATCAGCAGCGCCTTCAGCTTGAGTCTTGAGCAGATTTTCATTAAGCTCCACAAAAGCAGTAGTTGAGCTTGAGACATCAGGAGATGTTTCGTTGGCTTTTACGACTAGCTCTTTGGGGATTATTTGGCTTGGAGGCTCTGGCGCTGGTGGTGCAATAACCGCTGTTTTTCCCTGTGGATCAACCACTGTGGTGCCGCCAGCATTCATGTTGACGAGTTTTTCGTCGTCTGTCTGATCTGGGACTGTATCAACAGCATCCACATTAGCTTTCGCAACGAACGCTTTTTGGATGTCAGTCTGCCTCTCTGGAGGTGTTCGGCCAAGTTTGTTGATCGCGCCAAACATTGCGCCACCAACGCCCTCCCAAAGAGCAGCTTCACCAGCGCCCTCAAACAAATCTGGGGTTTCAACGCCAGTGGGGGCGGTAAGCTGAGTTGAGAGATTGCTGAGAACTTGCGTAGAACCACCTTCAGCAGCTTCTTGGGCTGCACTCATGCGGATACCTGGAATTACTCTGCCAGCAGCATCATCAACCCCTCCAAGCAAGCGACGGGCGGCAGACGTTTCAAGCGCAGAGCCGAATGGAAGCATTTCTGGGGCAAGCTCAGATATGCCACCGCCAAGAAGATTCAAATACCCTTCAGTGCCAGTGATGCCAAGACGCTCATTTTCGGCAGCTTTAGCAGCAGCGCCTTGAGCAAACCCTGTGCCGTATAGGGCAGATTTAGCGCCAGCTTGAATGGCTTGATTTGTGAGAGCTTGCCTAGCAGCGGCAGAACCGGCGGCGGCGGCACGTTCAGCGCCTAGAGCTTTACCAGCAAGTCCACCAACGCCACTTGTGCCAATGATACTAGCCACATTACCAGCCACATTTGCCACTTTGGCAGGAATGCCTTGCTCGTAAATTGGATTGACTGGCGCGATGTATTCCAGCCCTTCGCGAGCAGATTCGCCAAGATCGCTGATTGGCTCGATGCCAGTCAGAGCACCAACGCCCTCCAATGTGCCTGGAACAATTTCACCGAATCCACGGGCAGCACTTCCGAGTGTGGAACGAACAATACCTTCGCCAGTATCGTCTGGCTGCTGCATAAACCACTCGTAAACCTTATCAGCGCCCATTTCTCTCAAGGAGTCGCGCTTCTCCACTTCAGGCAAAAGATTGGTCTTAAACCATTCTGTTTTAACCTCGGCCTGAGCCTGTGGTGGGAGACTCTTATACTTGTCAGTTACGGTGATTTCATTCCACTTGGGCATGTGGTTAATCTATTTTGACTTCCTGCTTCAAGCAAGTCATTTGGAGCCAGCGAGAGTTTTTAACTCATCAAGGTCTTTCTGTTGTTGATCGCTTAAAGTCGAACCAGTTGGGCTTTCCTTGGTGCTAAGAAGCAAATTCCTCTTGTTTAAGAAATCTTTTGCCCATTCTTCAAGAAGCTCTCGATAACCAACTTGCTGAGTTCCCAAGAATCCAAGTAAGCGGCGATTCTCTCCAGGCTCCCTGAAAACTGTTCTATTGGTCATCATTTCACCAATTGGAATGCCAGCTTTTTGCAAAACTTCCCAAGTGGCTGGAATGGTTCCATACTCAGGATTATTGATGATGTTTTCGCTTGGTTTGAGGACGGCTTTGGCAAAAGACTCCAACTGATTGACTGATGTGCCTGGATAAACCTTATCGGGAACCACTTTGGCAATTTTGCTGCCAATATCTTGCTTGGCATTTTCCCACGCGGGAGCAATGGCTTTATTGGAAGCCTCCTGAGCTTGTGCCGCTTGAATAAACTGCTGCTGTTGAGCGTATGGAATATTAGCAAGCTGCGTGTTGAAATCTGGAACGCTTGGAGCGGTTGGCTGTTGAACAGGAGCTTGAGGCGTTGGCAACGCGCTAGCCAATATTGAAGCTGGCAATGCTACTGGCGAGAATGGAGTTGCGGCAGATGCCATGCCAGTAAGTGCCGAACTTGCGGCTACGGCAGATGGACTTACCTGCTGCTGAGTGGCTGGTGCGGCTTCCGCTGGGCTGTATTTACCCTTATAGAATCCACGAAGTTTTTCCTTCAAAATTCTACGCTCTTCAGACAGCTTTTGAAATTCAGGATTTGGCATTGCAACGTCATTAGCGTCGTAAATCACATCTTCCCCCTCTTTTTTCATTTCATTCCAGTCTTTATCGACCAGTTCATAATCCTTCTCCATCATCTGTCTTGTGACATCCTGAGTTCCGGTTCCGCGAGTTCCAATTTTATCCCTTGCAGCTTTTTTCATCTGCCCTTCAAGATATTTAGCCTCTTCGACTGATTTGATGTTCTTGGCTATTTCTGAATCTCCTCCATACTGGAGGTATCCACCAATAGCAGTTCGCAAGTCCTCATTAGCCTTTGCGGAAGCGGCACGTTCAGCTTCCGCTCTCTGCTGCTTCGCCTGCTGATAGCCCTTGTATTGATTTTCATACAGTCCAGCCACAGTGCTGAATCGAGGATCGCTAAATGCCAAGGGATTGCGAGTTGCTAGATCGCGATATTTCACCGCAAAATCATCGCTCTCAGGGTTGAGATTGCCACCAGCTAGTTCGCTTGCCGCACGTTCAACCTGTGCCTCAATCTCCTGCTTCTTTCGCAAGTCGTTGGCTTTTTGCGCGATTTCGTCGTAAGCAAGTTGCGCCTGTTGAGCCTGTAGAATTGGAGCTTGTCGCTGAAGCCTGCGAAGCTCGCCTCGTGCCGCAACTCGCTGGTTGAAGTCTGCGGCATCTTGCTCATAGGCAGCATCTTGCTGATTTTGGTAAAAAAGCGGTTCTACGGGTGCCTGAGCAGGCATTCCAAGGTAGTCGGCAAGGTCAATGACTGGCATAAATTAAGCGGCTTTTTTCTTCTTTTCCTTTTCTCCACCTTTTTTCATGGCTTCGTAAATGCGCTCAGAAGTTGCGGTATTTCCTTTTGGAATAGCCTTGCTCGTATAGATTGGGCGTCCAAGTTCATCCACCTTGCCAGTCTTCTCAGCACGCGCATATTTGTTGTCTTCTCCTTGGCGAGCAGCGGCTTGACCGAAGAATTGAGCTTTGGTTTTACCGTCGAAGGTTGCTGGTTTTCTGGTTGGGGCGGTTGCGATTCCAGTTCCGTAGCGGCTAGTCACAACGCGCTCTTGAGGGCCATAGGAAGCGATAACGCCACCAGTTGGACGCTGGCGAAGTTCGGTTGGGTCGAAGGATTTTGTAATCGGCAACTTAGAAGATTCCAATCTTGTGAAAAGCTCTCCAGCCGCTGCTTCTGGATTTGCAGGCACATACGAACGCACACCTTGCTCCTCCTGCTCACGCATCTTCATTCGAGCAGCAGCGCCAGCGTTCATCAACTTTTTACGAGCAGCATCTAGAAGCTGTTCGGCGGTTGAGATTTGTGGCCTAGTATTGACAAAAATGTCCTGAAACCTTGGAGTGAGCCTGGACGCTCCACCCAAAGATTCATAACTGTTTCCAGTGTATGGATTGCTCGTTGCATTGAATGTCGGTGATTCCGTGTCACCAGTGAGTGTAATAGCCATATTTTTTAGCGGTAAGTGGTAGATTTTTGTGGCTTCATCGCATCGAAAACAGACTTGCGAGAAATATTCACGATCATTCCAGGCTCATCTGGAATGAAGAGTTCAGGTTTCTTTTCTCCGACAATGTAAGCCTTACCTGGAGTTACTGGACCACCCTTTTCACGGAAGCCTCCGAACATCTGGCGCATTCCTCCGCTATCGGAGGAAATATTTGTCACAATTGGCTCGCCATTATCCCAAACATTCACGTTTCCATTAGGACTCTTGGACGCTTCAATCTTTTTGTTAAAATCCCTCATTGCATCCCGTGAATTCTTCATTGCGCCACGCAAATCCTCTTCGTAATTCGTCAATTCTAGCTGGCGCTTAGGAGATTGACGAAGTAGATATGACATATTAATAGGCTTCAAGCCGGGACGCCTACCAACACCCGTGACGTTCTGCAACGATGTGTTGTATCTACTGATTTGAGATGGGTAATTTGGCATACTCATAGGCTTAATAGAATGGTTAGCGTTGACGGTCAAGCTGGCGAGATTTTGCCCGCAATTCGCGTTCGACTATTCTTTCGGGTGAATAATAAGGGCGACCAACTGGTGTTCGACCTTGCAGAGACGGTGGAAGAAACTCATTGTAATTTTGCTGCATCTCAGCCAAAGCATCAGGGCCAGCTAGTCCTGTATTAAGACTGTATGCTGATGGAAGATTTTGCCTCATCCTAAAAGCATCAATGCCCGACATGCGCTGATTAGGGTAATCGCGTTGTTTAGCGTTATTTGACCGCATAGCGCCAAAAACGGAGCTTTGAGACATTTTTTGCGGCTGCGATATTCCGCTAGACTGCATTTTGGATTGGTCCAAAGGTGATGGATTTGGCTGGATAGATGATCCTGGATCACTTCCAGGAATGAGGCGTTCGCTTGGTTTGGCATTGGCAGAAGGAGCGATGATATTTCCTTCAGAATCCATTCTGAAACCAGTAGAACGATTAGCCTTATTATAGGCATTGATTTTGTCTTCTAGAGTGCCGTCGAATGCGGCGGCCATAATATTATCTTTCCTAGTTGGATATGCCATAATTTATCGAGTTTGTGGAGTTTGTCCGGCTGAGAAAGACCAGTCCATCGCCATTTTAGGACGGATAGCTCCTCGGTTTTGTTTCAGCCCTTGGTTAAGAACTTCGTAGCACTTCTGCCAGAAAAGCTGCGACTGTTGAAGCTCTGTAGCTCCACTGTCTTCAAGCTGAATCGCCTTCATTGCGAATTTCAGCGCACCAATGTTGTCGGGCCAGATCAAATCAGTCTCTTGAATGAGTCGGACAAAACGACGCTTACAAAGGCATCGAAGCACTGGCTTATTGTCTGGACTAGCCTCGATTGTGCCAACTTTGTAACGACGATAAATAGGATTCGTTTCACTTGGCTCATAGACAGAAAGCTCAGTCGGAGTGCCAGAAACAACAACCGATAGCGTGACGTTGCCGGTAGTGAGAGGCTTGACAACCTGAGTAACGAACATCTGAACAGCAGTAGTTGCCGTTGGATTGACGAGCGTTAGGTCAATGCCCTCTACACCGTTAGCATCGAAAATGGTGTTGCCGTTTGCGTCGTGACCGTAAATTCGCACAACTTGACCAACATCGTTTGCGTCAGCGATAGTGAGGCGGATCAATCCAGCGTCAGCTTGATACTCCTGCGTGCAAACATCGCCTTGATCCAAGATGATGCGAAGATCTCTCGTCGTCTCGTCAATGTAGCCAGGGCCAGAAGTCATGAACTCCTGCATGCGCGAGAATGGCATCGTGGGCCAGTTGACGCGAGTGACGCCAACGATTGACTCGTAGCGCCTCGGAAGGGTAATGTAGCCAGTCGTGGACGGGTAATCCACTTGGCCGTACATATTCTTCCACAAACCAGAGTTGATGATCCTCTCGACTCCCTGATTGAGAATCGGTAGGAAAAGCTCTGAATTAGGATTGCCAGGGAAGATGGCATTGCCAATCATTGACCTGACATCCGCAACTGTTAGGCCGGTGGACATCTCCACCGATTCTAACCGTTATGGCTGGATGGGCAAGGGGGATTTTGGCGGATTTGTTGGCAGCGTAAACGCATTACCAAGAACGGCTTTGAAAATAGCCAGCTTGACCACATCCTCCCCAAGCTCAGAAATCCAGTGCTGTGTCATTTCTACCATCATCGGGTGGTTGATGTTGCGGTAAATCTCCAGCCAACCTGTGTAGTAGTTGTGCAGCTTGTCATCAATCGTGAGTGGGAATGTTCGCTTCGGCCAGTTGAAACGGTGATTCCAACCCATTTTTGGATGGCAGATAACCTTACCGCCATTGTGACGAACCATCTCGGCCATATACCATTCCTCGCCACCAAAGCCTCGGAATCCTTGATTGATCACAGGAGCGTTGGCGCGAATAAACGAAAAGCATCCCATTCCTTGTGCTGGAATCTCAAAAGGCTCACCCGACTTCAAGCCTTCTTTATTGTCTCCCCAAATTCCAAAGTCGTGACCGCGCCACACTGGGTCGATTTGCTCACTTGTGGCTTTCAGACTGTCGTACATCAACGGCCCAGTAAGCATGTTCTTGGAGTCTGGATTGCGCGACCAATATTCCATCATGGAAGCGATGAATCCAGGTTGGAGCAGAACATGGCAATCGAGGCCAAGGATCACATCGCCAGTAGCAAGACTGAATGCGTCATATTTTACGAAGCTGCTTTGACGATCAGTGACATCAACCACCCGCATATTTGGAACGTCCTTAGCGAAGTGCTTGATCTGCCTCCCATGATCACTGTCGGGATTATTGTCAAGAATCAGGAATTCAGTGTTCTCTGGAAGGTCTTGGTATATTCGGAGTGATTGAACGGAAAAAAAAATTCCATCGAAATCATCGAAGGTTGCCATTGAAATGGTTAGAGATGGTGATGTCATAGTTTCATATTTATGGTTTCCCTTGAGGGAAATTATTCAGTCCATTAGTTATACCAGAAGCGTTGAATAATGCAATACCAAGTTGGGACGAACACTCCAATGCGCGATTAAAAAATTCAGTAAGCTCATCAATGCCAAGCCTCCATGGATCAGGTGTTCCATGACCGTAAATTGAATCTTCTGGGCAGTTGCTGAAAAAGTTGTCAGACCAATCTTTTACAGATACTGGCGACTCTCCATTGAACTTATTATTAGGCGCTGGACATTTGTGCTCAATCCATTTACGCACTTTTTCAGCCGAGTAATCATGATCAAATCCAATGGTGTAAATTCTCTTTGGCTTCAAATTATCAAATATCCAATACAACCCCTGGAAGAATATAGTGTATCCAGCTTTATGTTGTGGAAATACATATTTTTGACCTAATCTAGCAAAAACTCTTTCTGCTGAGTTTTGAAAATCATCGTAACTGATCTTCTGGTGCTTGAATTCTTTTGGTGGAAAATTTTCTGGTGGGAAGTCTCCTGGATAAATCCAATAATCAGAACCAGTTGGCATTAATGCACGCCATGCGTTGTTTACTGAACAACAAACATCAACCTTGCTTCTATACTCATTTGCTTGGAGTGCTGATAGGCCACTTCCAACGTATAGCACACTGTCAATCATAACTTGCTATACAAGGCTAATTGCACGTTGAATTCCATCCACCATTCAGGCTTGTATGGCTGAATGACTCCATCATCGCACAATTTTTTAGCATCTACATGGTGCCTAAACTCAGTTCCAAGATCGTGGGCTGAAATAATTGATCCACTTGGAAGCAATGGTGCAAATTGTTTCAACTCGCGACTTTTGCATCCACCATCACAGAACAACCATGTTGGCTTGTCTCCGATTCGATTTAGGATTGTATCTTGAGTGGATGGAAGCTCTTCGTCAATTTGCAAAAACTCCACGCCAAGTCTTTTGAGAATGTGATCGTGATGACGATGAACATGGTCAATACTTACAACAGGTATTCCACGATGAATTCCCCATAGACCAAAAATTGTAGTTACACATCCAGAGCCAGTTCCAATTTCAAAAATGGATTGAATTTGTGGATTTGCTAGCATTACCCTGTCGATAATTGCATACATCCAGAAATTGTGCTGCATGTAGTTTCCAAGGAGTGTTGTGTGCCAAGGTATTGCATCAGCACTTCTTTCATCATATGATCTAGCCTCCGGTATTGTGAGCATGAATTATGGCGGTGCTGTAGTGGTTGTGCTTGTAGTTGTTGATGAAGTTGATGAAGTCGTTGGCGCAGGTGTGGTCGTTGTCGTCGTTGGTGGCGCTGTTGTCGTCGTGCTAGTTGTGGGAGGTGGAGTTGTCGTCGTGCTAGTCGAAGTTGTCGTCGTGCTTGAAGTCGTAGTCGTGGAACTAGTCGTTGTTGTAGTACTTGTCGTGGTGCTAGTGGTGCTCGTGGTGCTACTCGTTGTAGTCGAAGATGTAGTAGTAGTTGGTGGCGGCGTGGTCGTTGTTGTACTGCTAGTTGTCGTTGTTGTTTTCTTTGGATTTCTTCCAAAGAAAATTACAGTTCCGTTAAAAACACCTGGAGAACCACCAGCCCCAGGAGTAAAAGTACCAGCTAGCTCAATATTAGACCCAGCGGCAAATGGTGGACCGGAGTTATTGATGCTCTCCATCTGCACATTCGACTTTGGCAGATTTGCAATCACCGTTGAGGTACCATCTCGGCTCACATTCGAGCCAATTCCAGACATTCCCCATACCCAATTACGTTGAGCAAATGGGCTGTTCTCAGATGCAAATTCTCCGTTGCCAGTATTAATCATTGAATAACCTCGTCTGGAGGTGATGGAGGATAGATAGTGATTCGTTCCCTCAACCAAAGACCGTTAGTGTTCTGTTGGCGATCCTCAATGATGAACGGTGCCCAATCTAAGAAATTTGTAGCTGGGAAAATCTGCGAGGAAGAATTTCGATTTATCGGCGCTGGATATACACCAACGCCAAAAACTGGCGTTTCTGGCTGAACCTTTGGAAACACACAAGTAGAGTGCAGGCACCGCTCGTAATTCACACTCAAACCAATGTAGTTGCCATTCACATCCGTTGGAACTGGCTGAACATGTGTCAATTCACCAGCAGAATAAGCCACATCGGACAAGAATTGCTCAACTAGAATGGTGCTATTATACGAGACGCCAGGACGGTAACGATACCTTGGAATCAACCTGTCAGAAGTCTGAGTGTCTGGCCCATTGTTCACCACTTGCGGGAATCCAACCGCCCTAGCGACGAATAAGTCTTCAAGGACAGAAGGCCAAGTGTATTGCCTTGTGTCGTAGTAGAAATTGAATGGGACTCTACGCTGCGCTGGGGTTCTTGGCCTGCCAAAAAATAACGTAACGTGGTCAGCGTCAGGCTTTTCAGATTTTAGATAGACGTAGTTGCCATAAGCGGGGAACTTTGAAAGCATCTCACGCCCCACTGTCCACCCGCATTGATTGAATGAAGTTGGACGCGCACCAACAAGTGAGGCGCTTTGGGCAGAAATCAGCGTTGAACCATCTGGAAACACCAATTCAGGACCGATGTAATCCTGTGGCACTCGCACGGAGAACATAAACTCCTCTTCATGCGGAGTCGGCAAAAGTTGGAAATTGCTAGCCATTAGACCGTTTCAGGAGGGTTATCAAGGATTTGATCTCCTTGTATATACTCGGCATAGAGGTATCGCGGAGCAGCACTTGCGCCCCTGTCAAATTTCCAGAATGTACGCTTGAGAAACGATTGACGAAGCGGCGCATGGGCAACTTCATCACTTTGATTTGTCACACTGATAACAACAATACGCGTTGCCTCTAATCCTGTGGTTGCATCTGCAACTGTAGTTGCGGCTGATGCAATTCCAGGTCCATTGTATGAAATTACAGAATTTTGGCTGTTCGCTTCCTTGTAAACTGGGCCGTTTAAACCACCCTCACTATTCGCAAAAGTTCCATCAATATTGCTGGAAAATATATCCCGATACTCGCTAGACCACACACTAAGCTCTGGCTGGCTGACGATACCTGATCCGGCTGAGATGTCGGTGCCAAGTGCAACTGCGGAGCCTCCTGGAGTAAGTGAAAGTTCGCCAGTCGCTCCACTGGCATTGATAATGTAATAGCCTACCCCAAGAGAAATGCCACTCCCTCCTGTTTTTTGGCTCAATGTGAGGATTTGACCGTCAGCCAAAGTCGCGCCGGTAATCGTAACAATGTTGGTTGATGCAACACCAGTGACGCTTGCGTAAGCGGTCTGGTTGCTGGTCAGAGTCACGTCAATGACTTTGGAGGCTTTCTGCCAGCGGCGGTCCTTTCGATAGAGATAAATGTCCGTTGCCATATTTTTTACCATATCCGCTTGACGGAATGGCGCAAGTGGGATTATGGTTATCACAGCTTGAAAAAGCTGGCTTCGGGTGCAACTGGAGCAATCCACGGTAATCCGAAGCAAAAGCCCGAATTACCGCCTGCACCCCGGTATTCGGGCTTTTTCATGTTCTGATTTTTAGCCTACTCAGCAAAAGAGGCTACTCAAACCGAAAGGAATGAAACGCTCGACATGCAGGCCGTGAGAACGTCATGTGCTCCCCGTAGCGCCAAAACGGGGGATTTCGTGGGGGTCTAGCTCAAAATGAGTAATCATCAGAGTTGGCGGTGCGAATCAAAACAAGACTGCCGGGTTGCCCTCCCATACCTAACCATTGCCTTGTGCATGGGGAGGTGGGAGGGGTTGTGCCTGAGAGAGGATTCCCAACTGATACTGAAGCCAATCCTGTTATGATCCTAACCAAGCAAACCATTGAAGCCCTTTTTAACTGTGGATCGCCTAATTCACGCCAGCTAGCAACACTGAGAATACGCCAAACAAAGGGCTGGATGCAGCGCCTTATCGGAATAGAAATCAGCGAGGCTCTTTATGCTGAACTGATTGCCTGCAAAGGTCGAAGGCCATCAGGATTGCCAAAAGCCCAATGGAAAAAGCCATGTATCCCAACTGAATAAATGATGATCCGCTACTATCGACTCACCAACGGTTCAATCTTTCGCTACCACGGCGTCATGATGCTCAAGAAGTCTGTATTCAAGGCGGTGACGCACTCATTCGCACTTGGGAAGAATAAGACCATCAGTGTCCTCATGCTTCCATTCGTTAAAGTTGAAGTCGTAAAAGCGAAATAATTTGCATCGCGTTAAATAACGTGATAAGATTGGTGACCATATATGAAACCAATACAAGTAAAAACTACACAAGGTCAACGCTATCGTATCCTCCGAGAGATCAACTGCTTGAGTCAGCAAGCAGTAAATGAGCACATGGGACGTGCTTCCAGTTGGTGCTCGCAGCTAGAAAAAGACTGCTTTGAACTGACGGTGGATGCAGCATTAAAGATGGCAAGGATGTACAAGTTAACTCTTGATCAGCTTATTGGAGAAGAAGCGATAGAGGTTGTGTTGATGCCGAAGGTTGGTTGATTTAGAGAACAAAAAGATCAGCGACGACTGAGCCTTGGTGAAAAAGTTCGCTGCATCGGACGTTCGGCTAAGCAGCCCACAGGCCAGCCAACTGCTTGAATCTCTTCTGCAATGGATTTGGTTTGCCGGGATTGTGATTTCCCGGCTTGTCGATACTTGAGAGTCCATGTTTCTCACGGCAAAGCTCAATAAGAACGCAGGCGCTGTCATAAACGTCCGGCGACTTACCTGTTCTGCGCTTCATATCGACTTTGGACTCAACCTTGATGCGTGATCCTCCATCAAGCGCCTTGTTATCTTTGTACTTACGAACAGTCATTTCGTCAGCCATCTCCTTTGTGATGTTGCGAAGCTGATCGCAGCGAATCAGTTCTTTGCCACAGCCCCAAAGTTCGCTAACTCTGTTGGCATACCTCACGCTTGATTTCTCACGATCCGCAGCAGACACAGGACGATCTGAAGCCTTACCACCGAAGTCCACACGCAAGAAAGTGTTACCCCACTTGCTCCACATGGCATCAGCAAAGGTCTTGCCACCACCGGCAGACGCATCAATTGCCACGTCCTTGATGTCGATTCCATCCTTCTTGCAGATGTCTTTGATTTGGTCAATAAGCTGCGTAGTGCGGTCAACGTCGCGTTTGCTGGCATCGTCATTGAGAAGGATATGGCGCTCAAACTTGAGTCGCTTCTTACCATCAGTGCAGATACCAATAGAGCCAATCGTCATCACTGTTTTGTCGCCACCACTGGTATATGAAAGGTCGATGCCACACACCTTTGTTGGAATCCCCTGCCACACGCAATCCTTGGGCGTCTTGATAATTTCAGCGGGCGAATAAATATTGTCATCATCCCCATCAAGCAAGAACGCACCAAGGACGCCTCGCCAGTAAGCTCGCGTATGCTGGCCCAGCTTCTCTCGCTTCTCTTCCAACATCTCCCTCGTCATCAAGAACGGGTATATCGTTTTACCCTCAATGATGTTTGGCGATGTTTCGTTATTGATGCGGATGACGTGAGCGCCTTTCCCTTTCCACTCGTCCCAATCTGGGTTGTAGCTATCCCATCCTCCAGGAATAGGCTCACAAAGCTGTCCAAAGGTATCGAATGGCGAATTGGCGTTGGCTAGCGCGATAAGCTGGACATTCGGGTTCTGCGTCAAGTTTTCCTCAAACGTATTGATGATAGATGGAGAAAGTTCCGCGCACTCGTCAAGAACAACGATGAGCTTACCGCCAGGGCCATGCTTCTGACCTCGAATGGCGCGTGATGATTCAGCGGCTTTGCTTTGCTCACCTGGAAACAAACGGATGCCGTATTCGTCCATTACAACGCCGGTATTCAAGTCCATCGACTTGATACAGTGTGAGGATTCTACCAGCTTTCCAGGAGGTGCTCCAGCCATGCCATTGAAGTAACGAGTGATCTGGCCCCAAATACGCCCCATCGAGTCCTTGATAGTTGTGGTGTTGACGAGAACGACGTTCTTGTATGGATTTGCCAACCACCAAACGAGACAGTAAACGGCGAACAAACCAGTCTTGCCACCAGAACCACCAGATGAGATCGCAAGACGCTTGTTTTCAAATGCAGCCTTTGCCATCTTGATTGCCCAAGGATGCCACATGAACGGTGTTCGACTGCCTGGGTAGTTCCAGATGAGATTTACCGCGTTGACGAAATGAATCCACGCAGGCTTTCCTTGTGGGTTTTTATCACCTTTCCAACCGAATAACGAACCCGTTGGACACTTGAGGAAGATCAACTCGACATCCAGTTGGTTGCCGAATTGATGATCAAACTTGATGCCATACGTCTCGATTGGTCCTCGTGTTAGTTGAACGACACGAGATTTTTGGGGCTTCTGCTTCATATCTGTTGAATGGGTAGTTCAGAACTGGTAAGTTTCAAGACTATATGATCTATGAACATCTGCCAAACTTGCTATAAAAACGGGCGATCTCTGTGGCAAGGTTGTTGTCTATGCAGCAAAGACGTGATGACATCCAGCCAATTCCATGCTTGGAACGCAACTCGCAGGGTTCATCACGATATACCCCAACCAAAGATTGAGGTAAAGAAGGTGGTCTTTAGAAAGCCAAAGTTGGTCTTTGGGCAGAGGTTGCAGAAGTGACTTGCGATAAGTCAATTTACGATGTCATATCTGCAAAATTATGAACCATGAAGTTGAGACTATTGAGGATGCGCTGACGATGCTGCAAGCGACTGTATTTGAACCAGAGTTTGCCGCTCCTTTGATCAGGCGAAATATTGAACACGGGCTTTGTTCAAACTATGAGATTCAGTTCTTCAAGGGGCAGAATGGCGTCTGCATGACAGCGAAAATAACTCCCAGCTATAAACCTAAATACTTGGGCAAGCACGAAGGTCTGGAGTGATTAACTAAACTTCTCTACCCACTCAGCTAGAAAACGGCTAAGTGGAATGCCATCTCCATCTGCCGTCATGCACTTGCAGCCTTCTGGCTTGCATTCAATCCAGGTGCAGCCGTCGTGATTGATCTTTGGCGAGTTGCCATGACGGCACTTAGCGCGTGACTCAAACTGGTTTTTGATGACTTCAAAGTCAGTCATACCATGATGCGGATTCGACTGCGAATCTTTGAGATATGGCGAGTCTTTTTGAGAACAGCGCCACCTTCACGGCTTCCAGCACCATCTGTATTCCCCTCAATACTTTTGATGTTGCCATTTTTGTCAGGAGATGAGAGAGCAATTCCAATGTGGCTAAATGTGAAAATCAAAATATCACCAGCCTGAATGTCGCCTTTATGCGGCTTCTTCGTGTGTGTTGATTCGTCTTGTTCACGACTCCAATTCTCGAAGTCCCATGCTCCAGCTGTCCTTGGACGCTTAAATGTCTTGGTTTCCTTAATTCCAGCTAGCACCAGAGCTTCGCGGAAGCACCAACAAACGTAAGCTGCACACCACGGCCAACCAACCTTAGGATTAAGCCAAGTGGACGCCTTGTACTCATCAACGCGAGGTCCGCAGTTTGTGCCATTGACCTCTGTGACTCCGACTTCTTTGAGTGCTACTTGAACGAGTGCTTCTGATAGTTTCATACTTTTGGATAGCTAACAATAATGATGCCCCAAACAAGCAGGCAGATGGCGGTTATCGCAAGAATAGAAACTTGCGCGATAGAGAAATC